TACCTTTCTTGCCGCAACGAGGGCACTTTTTATCCATGTTGATTTCGATGGTGATCGGTTCCATTGCGCGCCTTTCTATATGGTCGCCGGGCAATTGACAACAACTAGACAAAGAGCGAACATTTTAAAAACCGGTTCCGTCGATGCCGCGTTAGATCATAGTTTACAATGTTCCTATGATCCCCCATTACCCGGCACCGGAGCCGCTGATTTTTGTATTCTTACTTTACGATATTTTCCGTATGGCATGTACGGATATAGCGGACAATCATGATTCTCGCAATCGTGTCTACCGTCTGCATACCACCCCATGCAATGAGCGCACTGAGCAATTATTGCCTGCCGAGCGGTCAAATACACGTTTTTTGTTATGTAGAGGACGTACAAATCGCGTCCGCGTGATTTGACGGAGCTAATTGCCCCCTCCAGGTATTTCCCGTGTTTTTGCATCTCTTTTGATAGCGTTTTATATGCTTTGCCGGTATTCGGCGATCCATCGCGAGCGATTTTTTTGTGTCCGGGTTTAAACATTCTGTTTTTTTCCTATTGTTGTTCTATCGTAAAAAAACAATTTTTAATAAGTTATAAACCAAATATAATACAAATGAAGTAAGTTGTCAATGATCTTTTTCAGAATAATTTCACAGCCCCAGGATTTCCGTCAACTGCCGAACATACTCCTCGTACTCGGATGGGTCGAGTTGCCCGGTTTTGTTTTTGTAATACTCGAATATCCTCCGGTTCCGGCTGCCGCGGTGAAATCTTTTCACTTCGATTAGCAGTAATTCGATTTTTTTGTCCATTGTGATTAATCCTTAGAAATTTTCTTAAAAACTTTTCCACCAATTTGAATACTCATTATTGCTTTTTATCAATTCCTCGTGATATTGAGGGCATAATATTTTGTATCGTCGATGATAATTATTTTTAAACCATTGCAATACTTCCGGTAATTTTCCGAATGGAATATGCGACCAGTCTTTATAACCGAAAGATTTATTGATTAAGGTCAACGCTTCCCCGGCACAGATATGATGATCTTCTGCAAAATTTTGTATTTCTCTGAATTTAGAATTAAAAATTATTTTAATTTGACGCGCCGTATCATTTTTGGGTTGCCCGAGTTCGTCAAGAAAATCACATAAGATTTCATTATCTCCGATATTGCCTTCGGTTATTATCGTTTTTGATGTCATCTCCGTTCTCCTTTATGCGCTCTGAGTTCTTCAAGTTCTCGCATAGTTTGATCCTCTCGTAATTGTTCTGGTGATTTTTCTATAGGATCATTCCATCGTTCCTGGTTAAACCATGTCGCTGGCATAGGTATGAATTTTTGTTCTTTTGTTTTTACCGATTCGGCATAGATTCGTACTTTTTCAAGCAGGTCCTTGGATGATATTTTTTTTAAAGCGATATTAATTGATTCAAGGGCTTTTTTGTGTCCGGCTTTTCGAGGGTAAGTTCGGTAAATAATAGCTTCCGGTTTTTCTTTATCTGATTCCTCATTACCAGCATCTTCTTTCCTGTCTTTATTTTCTAGGTTAAAAGAAGTAATAATTATATCTTCTTTTTCTTCTTCTTCTTCTTCTTCAGTTTGGTTATGGTTTGGTTTTGATTTGGTTATCAAATGGTTATCAATTGGTTTTTTTCTATTAATCTTTGATTTTAATGGTCTTCCACCTTTACAACCAGCAATGTATCTCTCCTTTGACAATTCAACCTGTTTTATACGCTCATTTAAGAGTCTTTCACAGAACCAAAAACCTTTATATAAAAACCAGCACCATGAAAGCACTTGCAAAGCAATTGGTTTTTTGTCATCAGGAATCCTTGCGGACAAACAAATTTCTGTCTCCGGTATACCGCAGCATGGCTCTAACCAAGCAGTAAAAATTAAGCTGGCATGTATTCCGCGTTGTTCTATCGTCATCATTGTTACATGCCTCGATCCCCACCAGTTATCAGGATAAAATTGAAACGCCGGGGATTTATATGGGTTATCAATGCAAAATTGAGCTTTTTCTTCTCGTGTCATACTGAAATAAGCCTGCCTATCGTCGCCGGTGGGGGCAACAATAGCTTTGCGCTTGTATCTTTACAGAGTACAAGACAGGCTATAAATTTTGAATGGTTGAATCCCACCGGATATTCATACGCATTGTAATATAATTAATTTCAGAAGAAAGTCAATAGAATAAAAACCATTTTCGCGACATCACCAAAATGGTAGATTATCCTATCCGTCTCACCGTCAGGTGCCCCGGAGCCGAAAATATACTCGTAGATATTTTGACTCTACAGTTCCCGGCGCTTTGAAAATAGGATACCCGACGGCTGTGGACGGTTTTTTTATCCGTTACATCCATCGGGACATGGATTTCCTCGCCGACTTTCATTGCCCGAAAATCAATTTTAAAAATTGACGGCCTACCACGCGAAAAACCCCGAATGCTATTTTTCTTTTTCATATCAATTTAAGTATACTTTATGGTAAATAAAAAATCAAGATAAAAATAAATATTGTTTTTAAGACAAAAATGTAATATATTAATATTATGATTAGCAAGAAATGGGAAAAGAAAGCAGTGAACATAATATTTGCCGACGTCAGAAAGCAGCGTGCAATTTATTTATTAAACGAAGATTGGCAAAAGATAAAGGAAGTGTCTGGAAATACCATCCCTCGCCTTTCGCGGCAGGCTTGGATCGAAATGATTATACGAGAAGGTTTAGAAAAATACAATGGAAGATCGAATAATAAAGCTTCTTAACACTCTGGAAATCATACGTCAAGATTTTCATTGTCATTCTTTTGTCGATCCCGAAAAGAAAGAAAAGGAAATTGCAATCGACGACGCGATAAAAGAACTCTGCCGGTTCCACGCCGATCCGGTAGTTGTAAAGCCGCCGCCGTTTGAAATATCAGAGGAATTGCTCGAAAAATGAAGTATACTTAAAGAGAAAGCCCGAAAATGAAAATAGCCGATCTGAAATTCGACGAACGCAATGCCAACAAGGGCACGCAGCGCGGGCGCGGCCTCATCGAAAAATCCCTCCAGAAATACGGTTTCGGTCGATCTATCTTACTTGACAAACACAATAATATCGTTGCCGGAAATAAAACTGCGGAAGTAGCCGGAGAAATCGGCCTCGATAACGTCCGCGTCGTGGAGACCGACGGGAAAGAAATAATCGCGGTCAAGCGCACCGATCTCGACCTGAGCAAAAAAGGCAAGGCGCGGGAACTGGCTATCGCGGATAATAGAACGAACGAGCTATCGCTCGAATGGGATATACCGGAACTTGAGGAATTGAAAAACGAGGGATACGATCTGGAGGAGCTGGGGTTTACTGAGAAAAATCTTAATTCTTTGTTTAAAAGCGACGATATATACGTCGGCGAAAATATCCCTGAATATCTATCATTCGTCGTAGATGATAAACAACGCGAAATAATCGAAAAAAGACTTGATAAATGCCAAGGAAACAACAGAACCGAGCAACTTCTGTTTTTATGCAAAATAAAATAATTTATAGAAAAGTAATCGCCTCAGATTTTAATAATGTCTGCAAATTTGTAGACAACTGGCTCTCAGGTAGAAGACTCAAAGAGGGGGGGGGCAATGATTATTTTGTAAGCAGAAATCAACATAGTTCATATTTTAAAACACGTCATGTATGGATTGCGCTTGATAAAAAAAATATCATAGCATGGGCGGTCAAAGAACGATCAGGAGTTTTAATCCATTTACTCGTGGATGCTCGATATCGCGGAAAAGGAATCGGTACTCAGATGATGAATCATATTAAACCACAAATAATCAGAAGTAAAACGGATCAGATGACCGGCGATCCAAAAAAATTTTATGAGAAAAACGGCTATAAAAGCATGTCGTCAAAATTAATAGGCAGGAAAAAAAACATAGAATTAATGTCAAAATAATCTATAGATTAATATGTACATAAAAGTAAAAAAGAAAAAAAAGACCGGCCGAAAGCTCCTGCAAATCGACCCCGAAAAAGTTGCGCAATTGGCGGGTATGCTATGTACATCCGACGAAATTGCCGCAGTATTAGATTGCTCTAAAGATACTCTGGAAAAACGATTTTCGGCGATTATGAAAAAAGGCCGTGAATGCGGGAAAGTAAGTCTCAAAAGGGCACAATTCGTTTCCGCAATTCGAGATAAAAATATCACCATGCAGATATGGCTCGGCAAGCAATATTTACATCAGAGAAACGACCCGATATCAGATGAGAATTGTAAAGGGCAGATTATGGAATGGATTGAAAGAATGAGCAGGGAACCTGTTCCGGTTGAAAACGAAATCACAAAGGAGAATTATGCCGCAAGTACCGGTATCTAAACGAGAGCAGGCAATCGCGCTAAAAATAGTCGGAATGCTGCGCGAAGAATGCCGCGATGATTTGCTTGTTGCGGTCCGGGCGCTTGCACTGTCGAACCAGATGTTTCAAGAGGCGTTCAAACGGACCGTAAGTCAGCACGCAGGATTACAACAAAGACTTCAAAATAAAGGAGGCAAGCAATGACGGCTCAAATTCAAATATTTCTGATATCGGTTGTAATTTGCTTGGCGTTAGTGGCTCTGGTTGCCTGGTATATCCATGAGCTATTTAATCGTATCGAGCGTCTGGAGGAATCGGTCACGCTTCTTTTCAAACGAGAAAGAGAACGTATCGTAGATAAGGCAAGCGATCTTTATAACTATCATATTAAATATTAATGGCAAGGGAGGAATTGTGTCAACATTGCATTTTTTTATCTGCGGACTTGATACACGGCAGGCGGCTTGTCTAACGCGGCATGTCAATGAAATATTACCGGTTGCGTTATGCGAAGCAAAACTGGAAATCATTAATGGCAAAGGGAAAGATCAAATTGCGGGAGCGTTTCCCATCGAATGTTCATACCGAAGTATACTGGCTGTCAACGTTTCCGACGCGACCGTGGGGGAAAAGAGCAAACCTGAGGGAGAAAGAACAACGCGAGAAGCATTTGAAGAGTTAAAAAAGGATAGGAAAGTAATGCGGTATGTTATCTAATGACAAGATCATTTTAACCCGCTCCCAGCTATATGATTTATTGTTGCTGTCAATAGCAGGGCAATTATCGGTCTCGGATACGATGGAACTTTTTGAGAAGCAATCCTTGAAAAACGATACCCAGCATCATAGTAGAGAATCAGATGCTTTCATGCAAGTTTTCGAGGTCTGTGCGACACATAGAAATATGACAAAAGAGAATGCCTGAATTAAGTGAAAAGCAGCGCCGATATATCAGGGAATCGAAGGCGCGGTTGAACATCCAACACGGTTCAATACGTTCCGGCAAAACATTCTCGTGCATACTCCGATGGATACAATACATAGCGAACGAAGCGCCCAGGGGTGATCTGATAATGTCTGGCAAGACGCTCGGATCGCTGAAAAGAAACATCATAAATCCGATGCAGGATTTGATCGGAGAAGACTTCGACTACCACGGCGGCGGGTCTGAATTTCAGGCTCACGCTCATTTATGGGGTCGGAGGATATATTGTTTCGGAGCCGACAACGAAACTGCTCAAGGGAAAATACGCGGAATGACGGTGGCCGGCGCGTTGCAAGATGAAATTACCCTTTCGCCGGAATCGTTTTTCAAGACGACGCTCGGAAGGATGTCGCCGAAGGGTGCGAAATATTTCGGCACGACGAATACCGATAGTCCATACCACTGGCTGAAAACGGAATTTATCGATCGTGCGAAAGAGCTTGACCTATACGATACGCACTGGGAACTTGCCGACAATCCCTCATTGTCGCAAATATTCGTCGAGGCCATTAAAAACGAGTACGTCGGTTTGTGGTACAAGCGATTCATCGACGGCCTCTGGGTGTTGGCGGAAGGCGCGATATATGATTTCTTTACAAAAGAAATTCATGTTAAGAATCCGTTGATATTAATCAATCCACAGCGCCGCGTCATCGGCGTCGATTACGGCACCGGAAACCCGACCTGTTTCATCATATTCGGGATCAACATGTTACGCAAGCCGTATATCTGGGCGGAGCGCGAGTATTATTACGACAGCAAAAAAACCAACAGGCAGAAAACCGACGAGGAATACGCCGTTGACTTTAAAGATTTCCTCGGCCGAACTGAAATATCACAGATCATTATCGACCCCAGCGCCGCCAGCTTCAAAGAGACTCTCAAAAGAAAAGGATACGGCGGCATTGTAGATGCTCAGAACGATGTGGTGGACGGCATACGCACGCAGGCGCGGATGTTGAAAAGTGGGGAATACGTAATAAGCGAGGCTTGCCCGCAGACTATTGAGGATTACAACGGATATGTCTGGGATGAGAAAGCGCAATTGAAAGGCGAGGATAAACCGATAAAGCAAAATGACCATTGCTTAACTGGTGATACGTTGGTGGAGACGATAGGCGGTTCGGTAAAGATAAAAGACCTCGTAAACAAAACAGGTCATCTATATTCTTTCCAAAACGGTATGCCATGTATTGCCGCTTACAGAAGTGCGAGAATTACGGGGAAAAATAGGCAGATTTATCAATTATCATTAATCAATGGCATGAAACTAACTGCAACATCAGATCATCGTATATTGACTACTGCCGGATTGAAAGAATTAAAATATTTAAAAGCAGGGGATACGGTATATATAATTAATGATTATTTGCGGTGGAGAGAAATAAATGAAAAAGGCTCTACGACGACGGTTGAAAGAATTGACAATCTGAAAAAGACCGAAGAGGTTTACTGTCTTACGGTGCCGGAAACGGAATGCTTCGCTGTGAATGGTGGGTTGATAGTAGCAAATTCTAAAGACGTTGAACGCTATGTCCTTTATACTATATTTGGTAAACGATCCATAAATTACGATACCTTCCTCCAGGAGTAAATTATCATGCGTCAAACCATTAAAACAAGCCAGGTCAAAAAAGCAGCGATGCAAGCGGCAAAGCAACGCCGCAGCGTATACGCGGACGTTCGGCATGACGCCGCGCTGCCCACTCCGGTTTCATTGACGAAAAATCAATTGACCGATCTGAAAACATCACGCACCGATTCTACCGATCCGCAGGTACACATCGACGGGTGGGCGAACCTGCTGACCGGTCTCGGATACGGCGGAGCGGATAAAAGATTATCGACCGGATTCATACCCGATCCGCGATTAACCTACACCGATCTCACGTATCTTTACAGAAGCGACGGGCTGGCGAAGCGAACCATAAACCTGCCGGTAAACGATATGCTGCGCGCTTGGTATCGACTGGAGGGGGACACGGACGGCAAAATAGAATTGAGGATGAAAGAACTGGATGCGCAGAAACAATTGAAGCGCGCTCTACGTCTTGCGCGACTATTCGGCGGATCCCTGGTCGTCATGGGAATAAACGACGGGCTGACCTACAATGAGCCGGTCAACGAAAACAAGATAAAATCCGTTGAACACTTGCACGTATTTGACCGCTGGAGAATGACGGTCAACACAGCCGATCTTTACCTTGATCCGGCGAACCAGCGGTTCGGTATGCCGGAACGGTATCTCATCACTCCGCTCTACGGCGTTCCATTTTATGTTCATGAGTCAAGAGTTCTGCGTTTCGAAGGTGAGGACGTTACCGATCTCATCAGGATTCAAAACCAAGGCTGGTCGGATTCAGTATTGCAAGCAGTCTGGGACAGGCTGCGGGCGCTGGGAGAAACATACGGCAATCTGGAAACAATACTCGATGAGTTCATTATCGGCACCATGACAATTGACAATTTGCAGGAAATGCTGACCTCGAAAGAAGGTTCGAAGAAAGCGCAAACGCGGTTAAACTACGTGGACATGACCAAGCACGTAATGAATACGATACTACTTGACAAGGAAGAAGTATATAACCGCATATCCGCGACGGTGACGGGGCTGAGCGACATAACCGACAGAATCATTGAAGCGTATTGCGCGGTCAGTGGGATACCGGTTTGCTTGCTCATGGGTCGCAGTCAGGCCGGATTGTCAAATGACGAATCAAGCCAGGTACGGTTCTACTATGACAAGATCGCGGGCGAGCAACAGGAAGAACTATTACCGCAGTTGAACCGCCTTATAGATTACATCAATATATCGCTCGGCTCCCCTCTTGATGAGGAGTGGTTCGTTCGGTTCAATCCGTTATGGCAGCCGACGGAGACACAAATAATTACCCAGCGATATCAACAGGCGCAAACGGATCAGATTTATCTTAACTCAGGAGTATTGCTGCCAGAAGAAGTTTCGCAGTCTCGTTTCGGCGGCGATAAATACACACATGAGACGAATTTATCCGAGGAACATAAAATATCCCTGGAGGAAGGGGTCAATCTTTACAAAGACGGAACCGGTTCAATCACATCGGAAGAGAAACAAAAGCGCGAACTGGAGAAGGCTCAGAAGGAAAGCCAGTCAGAAATAGTGGGCTGGCAAAACAAGCAGCAGCGCGGCACGCTTTTCGGCAAAGACCCGCTCACCACGCCGACTCCGAAAGTAACACCAGGGGGGAATACTGCAAAAGACCCGAAGAAAAAGCAACAGTTTAAAAACGATGCAGGCGACGTTTCTCTATTCGTTTATCAAACACTCCGGGACAATAAAACAATTCACGAAGTTCTCGGACATGACAAAGAGGAAAAAAAGTACATACTTAAAGGCTGGAAAAGAAAAATGATCGACGATTACCCGTCCATCGTCAAGGGCGAAAAAGAAAATACCGTCGTCGGCGATCTCATTGAGCTTACGAAAGAGGAGCTTGCGAAACTTGACGAATGGGAAAACAAATACGCACGAGTCGAAGTCGAGGACGGCATACAGGCATTCATTTATAAAACAAAATATGAAATATAATATTATAATGATGATTGTTATGAATTTTATACGAACGATATGAAGCAAAGCGATACGGGAAGCAGCTTATCTTATATGTGGCCATTTATGAATACCGAGCCGATCACTGCGTATGCGCAATTCATAATGACTCGTGTCCCAATAAAATTAATCAAACAAGATGTAC